TTATTTTGATCGGGTGCAGCGCGGCAGGACACTTGTCCAAAACCATCTGCCACCTCTTGTCATCAACCTTCCGCGTGACCGGCTGGGTCAGCGTCACCTTGTGGTCTTCCAGGGTGTGGGTGATTGAACCCTCGTCCTTGACTTCAAGGGCTTGGGTAATTTGGTCCTCGATGGTGTATCTGAGGTCCTTTGCGGCATCTTCTGCCGCCTTGGCTTCAAGCCAATCGCGCGCAAGCGCGTCGATGTTCGTTAGCATCATCTCATTCCTTCTTCTTCCAACGCCTTGACCATTCGCACAAGAAAGTGCAGATTGCAAGCGCGAACTTTAACTGGGAGAATAAAAATGTTGAGCATCGCAGAAATTCGGGACCGTCTGGCCGACCGCCGTCTGACCATTGTTGCGGAGAAATCGGGCCTGTCCTACCCCACCGTCAAGCGCGTTGCGGATGGCGAGGAAGGCATTACCCTCGCCACCCTGCGCAAGCTGTCGGCCTACTTTACGACTCCGGTTGTATCATCCGATGGATGATTGACGGGCGGCCCTTGCCGCTTTCTGTTTTGGAAACCATCCGCTCGATCGGGTAGTCTGTGCAGACCATCTGCAGCAGGCCGTCCCGTTCGTGCTTTTTTTGGTTGCCCAGCTTTGGCACGCTCAAGATCAATTCCCGCATCGTCAGTCCGACCGATCCAGATGCCATGATTGCGTCCGCCACCTTTTTGCGAAGGCCGTCCGTCTCGCCTTCGGCCAGGTGCAGGTGCATCGCGTCCACCGTCTGCTTGGCGTAGAAATCAACGTAATCAATCGCCCACTGAGCGGCAGCCTCGGTGATTTCCTTGTCGCCCAGGCTGTGAGCCACGATCAAACTCAGCCGCATCGCAATCTCCCGCGTGCGGTTGAGCATATCGGCCGCAACGGGTGTGGTGGAGTCCTGCCAATCGTTCAGCCTTTTCTCGTAGGCCCTGAACAGGTCTTGGGCGGGCTTGCTGAACGGAACCAAGATCGGCTCTGGCGGAAACTCAGGGCCATGCCCCTGCAGATCACCCGCCTCCTCTGCGCAAGCAGATGCCGCGGCCCTGACCCAATCCACAACGCTTTTGGGCGGCTCAACCATCGCCGGAACGCGGGACATTTCCCGCTTTCGCTTGCTCTCAACAATCAGGAACCGGTTTAGAAAACCGCTGGCCACGTCCTTGGACCCGATCGCCTCGTAAAACGTCTCGGGCGTGGTCATGCCCAGAACCGTAACCGACGGGGACTTGATTTCGATATTCAGGGACTTCTTTTGCCCCTCTGTCATCTGCATCGTGGCGTAGCCTACGTTGCGCAGCGTCTTGTTCTGCCGGCCAAAAGCCTGCATCAACATCGTCAGCGCGTCTTTCTTGTGCTGGTTGCCGTTCGCCCCTGCCGAGGCCAGCATGGCGCCAAACTCATCAATCACCGCAATGTGCGTGGGCTTGTCCCGCAGTGATGACAAAACGCCGGCCGACGAGGTGTATCCGTTCGGGCCCACCAAGTTATGCGCCCCAGCCGCCTCAAGGAAATCCTCAATCACCGTGTTGGCGTGCTCCTTGCCGGATCCGGTCTTGCCGATGTTGAGAAAATACAGCCCGGTCATATTTCGGTGGCAGGTCGTAAAGCGCCGGCCCATCGCAACCGATCCAAGCGCCAGTGCCGTCTGCACGTCGAATTGCGGCTGGCGCTTGATGCAGGTCTTTGCCGAAAAGGTCACGGCGTCCCCCAAAACGCCTGGCACGCTCAGCAAGTGCTTGGGTATGGCGTCATCTTCACCATCCTCCGGCTTTTTGCGGATGGCCTCCCAGACGGCCGCTCCGTGCCGTATGGCCTCGCGGTCTTCCTCGGTCGGGCCCGAGGGCAGCGAACTCAGCTGCAGCATGTCCGCTGCCGCCTTTACCGCCGCCGAGGCGTTGCCCATGTGCTGGTATTGGCAGAACACCTCAAAGGCATCAAAGCTGTGCGCTGGGTCAAACGGATCGCTCGCGTGGTGGCTGTAAGCGCGCCCGTCGTCAAACAGAATCACGCCCGGAATGCGGCTCGTGCTGTTCGGGCTGAGCCAGCGTGCCCCGTAACGGCGGTAACCAGCCTCCTCCAGGGCCGAGGTGATGGAAACGGCATCGTTGTATGCCCCGATGACGCTTGCCCCCTCAGTGCCGATTTTTCGGCTCTTGGCAGCGGGCGGGCGAAACTCAGGCGTTCTGATCCACGGGCAGACGCTCATCATCTGCGGGCGAAACCGATCCCACTCGCGCCACATCATCAAAAGTTGATCAGGAATCTCCGGTGGGCTGTGCCAATCAGCACCGGCCCAGGTGTAAGGATTGCCCGTGTCCGGGTGAATCGAGGGCGGCAGCACGTCCTGCACCGAGCCCGCGCGCAGTTCAAACACCACCTCGGTCTTGCGCGGATCGCCATCCACCGGCCAACTGATCTTGCGCGTGGTCAGCATTTCCCCGGCAGGCGCATGAAACAAAACCTTGCCCCGATCCGGGCGCCCAACAATCCGCGGGGCCGACGCAAGGATTGCGTCAAGGTCGATGTTCATGGCCTCCATGATCATCCGCGTGTTGGCCATGTGGTCAATGTCCAGCGCAACCGTGCCGCTCAGGCTGTGCAGCACCCCGATGTTGTGGGTCGGGTGGTCCGCCCAGTGCGATGGGCTGGTGGGCTGGGTCGACCAGCCGAATGTCGTGGGAGCCTTGCTGCCGGCCGGAATGGCAACAAGCGCCCATCCAGCATCCGCATAGGCCAAGGCCATGGCGTGCGTGTCACTCATGGCCTTCAACCTCCGCCAGCACATCCCGAAACGCACTCTCAAGGAACTTCCAGTCACCAAGCGTACTCGTGGGCCCACCGTCAACGGTCAGGCTTGCGCGCCACTTCTGCTTGGCCGGAAGCCACTCAAGGGCAACCACGGCCTTCTTGTCGGGATGGGGCGGAGCGTGTAAAAGCTTCTTCATCGAAGCGATCCTCTTCCAGGTTGGGTTTCGATCACGGGCCAGGCTGTTTGCGCAGCGCTGGCCCAAATTCATCCATAGGTCAAAGTTCGTGGCCGGGCAAGCGACAAAGGGTTTGAACTTAGTCGGGCCCGAAAATCTCGGACCCCGAATTTTGCAGGTTTAGTAAAATTTAATGGCTGACGATCAAACAAGGTCGACCGCAGAACCCCAGTGAAACAAGGGGTCTGAGGCCTCTCTATATATTAAGGGGTTTTTTCTTTCTAAACTATAAGAGGGTAGGCAGTCACTTCCTACCGTGAGGGTCCCTAGAGGGTTCCCGGTTTTTATGATTAATGACCGCCCTTGACGCGACCCACCAAGCGCAGGCATGTTGGGGCATGCGACCTCCCTCGCGGCACCTCAGCCCAGGCCCAAGCGCCTGGGCGCCCTTTTCCCCCGGATGAGAACCACACCCATGAACAGGTCCGACATCCTTGATACTGCGAAGGCATACATCACCGTCGATAGGGCGGCCGTACACGGCAACGCCGAGAATACCTTTGGCGAGATAGCGCAGGCATGGAGCTGGTGGCTGGGCGGCCGCCTCAGCGCGCCTGTGACGGCATACGATGTTGGGATGATGATGGCCCTGTTCAAACTGGCCAGAGCGAAGGGCAATCCAAGCCACATGGACTCAATTGTGGATGGAGTAGGCTATCTCGCCCTGGCCGGCGAAATGGCACCCTCGACTGCCTGACCGCTTTCCTGTAAGGTGCAAACTCAATCCACCGGCCGCATGGTCGAGATGAGAGGCAAGATGAATCCATTTCCCGCGTATAAAACTGTTTCTGTCGGAAAATTGGTTCCTTACGCAAGAAACAGCCGCACCCACTCGCCGCAGCAGGTGGACAAACTCGCCGCCAGTATCCGCGAGTTTGGCTTCCTGAACCCGATCATCGTGGACGGAGAGAACGGCATCATCGCGGGCCACGGGCGCGTCATGGCGGCCCAAAAGCTGGGCCTGGTTGATCTGCCGGTCATCGAGGCATCGCACCTCACCGAGGCCCAGCGCCGCGCCTACGTCATCGCGGACAACCGCCTGGCGCTGGACGCCGGGTGGGACAACGATCTACTGAAGGTCGAGTTGCAAGATCTGGACAGTCAGGGCTTTGACCTGACGCTGACGGGGTTTGAGTTGGGCGAGATTGGCAATCTTCTGGCCGAACCCGCCGAGGGCCTGACCGACGACGACGCGGTGCCGGAAGTGCCTGCCGTCCCGGTGACGGTTGAGGGCGATGTGTGGCTGCTCGGGCGGCACCGGCTGATGTGCGGGGATAGCACGAGCCAATCAGCGTTCGACGCGCTGACTGCCGGCGCCGCTGCAGACCTTATCTTTACCGACCCGCCTTATGGAATGAGCTATGGTGGTGGGCGCGCCGCTGGCAGCAGCAAAAAGGGCGACCTGGTCAAAGCGCACGGCATGATTCTCAACGACGACCTGCAAGGCGACGACCTTATCGGTCTGGTCCGCGATGCGCTTGCGACGTCGATTTCCTGCACCAAGCCCGGAGCGCCTCTTTACGCCTGCTTCACATGGCGAACATATGCTGAGTTTGAGGCTGCGCTTCAGGGGTTGGGCCGCGAGGTAAAGGCCTGCATCGTTTGGAACAAGCAATCGATTGGCCTTGGCAATAGCCACTACAGGCCGCAGCATGAGTTCATATTCTACTGCGGAGGCCAATGGTATGGCGACAAGAGCCAGTCGGACGTTTGGTCTATGAGTCGTGGCGCAACTGGCGCCTACGTCCACCCCACGCAAAAGCCAGTCGAACTCATTGAGCGCGCGTTGAGCAACTCAAGTAAGAGCGGCGACATCGTCATTGACTGCTTCGGCGGTTCTGGTTCCACACTTATTGCTTGCGAGAAGCACGGTCGCATGGCCCGCCTCATGGAACTCGACCCAAAATACTGCGACGTCATCATCACCCGCTGGCAGGACTTCACCGGTCAGGCGGCAACGCTTGAGGCGACCGGAAAGACGTTCGAAGAACTCAAGCAGAAGCGCGAGGCCGCATGATGCCGTCAGTCCCACCCGATCGCACGCACAGCCCAACCGACACGCAGCGTCAGCTTGTGCAACTGCACGCATCCATCGGCACGCAGCAAGAGGTCATCGCCGACATCATCGGCATCGATGCCAAGACGCTTCGCAAGCACTACCGCGAAGAACTTGACCAAAGCATGGCCAAGGCAAACGCCCAGATCGGCGGCGCGTTGTTCAACAAAGCCAAAGGCGGCGATACCACTGCGATGATCTTTTGGATGAAGACCCGCGCGGGCTGGCGTGAGAAGCAGGATGTCAACCTGACCAGCAACGATGGCCCGCTGACCATCCACTGGAAAAATGCCGACAATTGAAATCCCTTACACGCCGCGCAAGCAGCTTCAGCCGTTCCACGATCGGAAGGAGCGGTTTGCCTGCATCGTGGCCCATCGCCGTTTTGGTAAAACCGTGGGCGCAATCAACGACCTGATCCGGGCAGCCATCACGACGCCCCGCGAGAACGTGCGCTGCGGCTACATCGCGCCCTACTACAACCAGGCCAAGGCGATCAGCTGGGATTACATCAAGCAGTTCACGGCGCCGATCCCCGGCATGTCTTACAACGAAAGCGAACTGCGGGCCGACTTCCCAAACGGGGCGCGCTTGCGGCTGTTCGGCGCCGACAACTACGATTCCATGCGCGGTTTGTATTTCGATGATGTTGTGCTGGACGAGCCCGCGGACTTCCCGGCCAACGCCTGGCCGACCGTCATCCGCCCCGCACTAGCCGATCGGCAGGGTCGGGCGACGTTCATCGGCACGCCGAAGGGCAAGAACGAGTTCTGGGAAATCTATGACAAGGCCACGCGCGACGATAACTGGTTCACGCTCGTCTTGCCGGCGTCCGAGACGTTCGTCATTCCGCAGATCGAACTTAACGACGCCCTGAAGACCATCGGCCCGGATCGGTATGACCAGGAGTTCGAGTGCAGCTTTGAGGCGGCCATCATCGGGGCCTATTACGGCAAGGAGATGAAAGAGATGACCGCCGGCGGCCGGATCAGGAACATCCTCCCAGAGCCGCAGGTTGGCGTTGTGACGGCGTGGGATCTCGGGATGGACGACTCCACCTCGATCATCTTCGCCCAATTCGTCAACAACGAAGTCCGCATCATCGACCATATCGAGGACAGCGGCCACGGGCTGGCCCACTACGCGCGCCTGCTGTCTGAAAGGCCGTACACCTACCTGGCACACGTCCTGCCGCATGACGCCCGTGTGCGCGAACTGGGCAGCGGTTTGTCGCGTGTGGAGACGCTCGAGGGCCTCGGCTTGCGGAACATCATAATTGCCCCGAACATCCCGATCGAGGATGGCATTCAGGCTGTGCGCAACGGGCTGGCGCGCACGTTCATCGACAGCAAGCTGAACCGGTTCGCCGAGGCGCTTAGGCAGTATCAGCGCGATTGGGACGAGCGTTCTAAAACGTGGCGATCCCGGCCCCGACATGACCACAACTCGCACTCGGCCGACAGCGCGCGATATCTGTTTGTCGGGTATCGGCCCGTTGAAGA